CAAAACCTGTTTGAATGTTGCCGCCCGCATCTTTCCATTTGATTTTTTTGTGAGCATCAACGCAAGCAACAATCCAATCATATGGAATGATTGTATTCTGAACCGCCGCGCTATAATTCCGATCAACCTCTTGCGCGAAAACGTGCAACATTCCTTCACGTTCATATTTCGCTTTTCTGGTGTCATACCATTCTTGCGTTTTTTCAGGATGATCACGCCAATCAATCACGAAAACTTGCGTGAACCCTTTTTCAATTTCCTTACCTGGTTGCCATTCAACACCAGCTTCACGCCGCCGATGGAACACGTTGCCAAGACCATTCACCGATGAAATATCAATTTGCGTGTTTGTGTTATCACCAAGCGCGGCTTCAATTTTTTCCGGTCTTTCATAATGCGCGCTTTCATCTTTGAAATACATTGATGTTCGCCCGCCGCGCCCAATATTATCACCGGCTTCACCCATGATCACCGAACCGTTTTCACGGTTGATAATCCGCATAAATGTTGCCTCATATTGAGGTAAGAAAACATCAGGCATCCGTTTCAGGATCAACCGCATCTTTTCAAAAATGCTGTCAGGGTTTCCAAGCTTATCAACCAAATCTTGTTTGCGTGAACCCCAACCAATCGCATCATCTGCAATAAAGATCAGCGACCAAACAGAATAAGCACAAGAACACCAGGTTGCGCCCGCATCGCGGCATTTTTCAACTAATCCACTGTTGCCGTTATCAACCAAATCTTTCAGAAATTTAACCATTTCATCTTGACGTTCAAAGAAAACGAATGGCATCCATTTTCCGGTTTTCTTTCGCGGGTTGTAAGTGTCCATCCAATGCATGATAAATTCATCAGGACGGGTTGAATAATAAAGCTTTGCCGAACGCAACAGTTCAGGGTTTGAACGCAATATTGCAAGCTGTTTAATTCGCCAAGCGTAAACAGCTTTATAATCAGGGGGCCATTGATCATGCTCTAAAGCTTCAGGTTTCCAGGGTTGAACAAGTTTCACCGCTTCAACGTCTTGATCACGCCAACCGATGATTGAAGCATTATCTGAAAAATAGTTGTTGACTTGCATTTTTTCCACCGTTAGCATCATCAGCACGACCAACCCAAAACAGAAAGCGACAAATTTTGAACATTTACAAAATCCGCATAATCCGACCAGGGAAATCAACCGTTCATCAAAACCTTAAAGCGCGAAATTTTAACGTTGCATATCGCCGCGCCGGTAAAAGTTTCAAATCTTGGCTTGATCAAGGCTTTGATGTTCAAGTTTACAACCCTGGTGAAAAAACTTCAATCCCTGAAACCCAATGGAAAGGTGAACACTAAATGCCGAAACCCTCTGAAAAATGTCGCGGTGAAGATCGCACACTTGAAGCAATTCGGGAACGGGCGCAAATTCTTAGCAATTCCCATGATCCGAAAACAGCAAAACCAAATGAAAATTATTTTTGGGATTTGGCATGTGAAGAAATTTATGTTGAATTCATTAATGAAGGTTTGATGCAAACATTGCTTTTGAAACGCGCCGCAAACCTTAACCGTTGATCATACGCGCATAAAGATCAGCGGCTTCATCATCAGATGCATCAGCGGTTAGGGTTTGCGCCTTGACCGCTTTTGCATTTTCATCGCGCCAATGATCGGCATCAAGTAACCCTTGATATTTCATCAGCTTATCAAGCGCCGCGTTTTTATCATGTAAAACACATTCGATTTCTTGCACCGGTCCCATTTGCGTCATTCGCTGTTTAATCTTGAACGATTTAACAGCCGCCATTTGTTCCGGTGTTGATTTCGTAAAGTCAAATTTTAAATGATTTTCTTCATCAACTTCCATATAATTTGCAATGTTTGAATAACCAATACAACGAACTTCTTTCAAAGTTTTGTAAACGCTTAATTCAGCATCTTCTTTGATTTCCTTCACCCGTTCGGTGATCGCGGCTTGAACCAGATCGCGCGCAAGGTAATCACCCGAACGTTCATCAACTTCAACCGGTTCACGCAACAGCGCATCAAGTTTTGAACCGGTGCGAACCGCCAAGCTTTCCAGGTTCGCAACAAAACCATCAACAAACGCCCGTTCGGACGGTTGAAGTTTGCGATATGCGCTAGTGAATTCAACTAAATATGCCATTCTTTCAGCTTTAACCCATATGGAAAAATCAGGCAACGGTGAAAAAAAGTTCTTGACCATCGCAACAACCATCGCTATAACTAACTTAACAACAACGCAAACAGATGGAAACGAACAGATGACAAACCTTGCAGCACAAATCGAAACAGCAACCGACAACAACGAACATACTGAAGCAACCATGATTGCCGCCCGCGCGCTGAACAACACGCTTGGTAACGCTTACCTGGTTATTCTTCAAGAAATCGCTGATACACATGAATTGAACGGTCACATCACGCCCGATCATCGCACCTTGCGCGATACAATCCAGCGTGAAATTTTTACAACGCTGAAGCTTCAGGGGAAAATGTGAACTGGTTCAGATTAACATCGAACGGCAACCTTGATCGCGTTTATTTGCGGTCAAGTGCTGTTTACCGTTGCCTTGTTCGCTATGGTGCATCTGAACAATGGGCATTGATCAAGCTGTTAACCATCATGAAAGAAAAAGACGCCCACACGCTGTTAAGCATCTGGAAAACATCTGAACCTTTCAAAAATCGCCCGCATCCCTGGAACCTTGGGAAATTATTTTAAATTAACGCTTGACCATCGCAACAACCATCGCTATAACTAAATCAACAGCAACGGCAATCACGCCAAGTTGCACCGCCCGAAAGGTTCCAGCCATGAACGTTCTTGAAATTTACAACCACCTTAAAACTTTGAACACAACCGATTTGGTTGAATTCCTGGTTTCCAAGGTTAACGTTTGTGACCTGCAAATGATTGAAGGTTTTGCTGATTTTGATGAAAACAGTGAACTTGCATATCAGATTTATAACGTTCGCGTTTCGTGAGTTATTTTGCAAGAAAATTGGCGGGTTGTGAAAATGACCCGCCATTGAAAGTTGAACCAGGTGATCAGATCATGACCAAAGATCACAATCTTTACCAGGTTGTTCAAGATCGGTTTGTTCGGGCGGGAAATTTCAACGCCGGTCATAAGGAATATTTGATTTGCTGGTTAAACGCGCCTGGTGATCGCCGGTCAACCGGCTGGATTGCTGAATATTCTTTAAATTCGCGTGATCATTTTAAAATTACCGCTTGACCATCGCAACGTTCATCGCTATAACTAGATTAACGAAAAGCAAACAAGGTATGAACCAATGAAAGCCGAAACACAAAAAATCATGAACGAAATGGTTGAAGTTGCAAACCAGGGTAAAGAAGTCATGCCTTTCATGTGGCAATCATTTCGCGGCATCAACGCTTCAGTTTCCGCCGCTGTTCGGGCCGCAAAGAAGCGCGGCTTGCTGGTTCAGGGCGGTGTTGATGGTGTTGGCAACCCTTTCTATGTTGCACCGATCAAAGCCGTTCCAGCGGTCACACACAACGCACCCGCAACCCTTCAGTAAAAGGAACTGAACCAATGACCAACGTTAAAACAATTCATTGCCAAGCAAAAGACAACACCGGAACACAAGTGTTTGATCTTCAGCTTGAAGGAAAAAAACACAAGCTTGATTTGATCCGGCAAGCAATCACCGCAATTCAGGAAACGGGCGGAACCATCCGTTACCAGGAAACCGGCGCTGGTTCATGGGCGAAATATCGCGTGATGATCGGTCAAGATTTCGCCGTGATGGATCAAGAAATTGATTGGGGTGAATGATGAAAGGTATAGATTACATTGCCGATGAAATCAAATGAAGTGAAGGTTTTAAAATTAAGATCGGTGATCCTGTAAAGATGCGAACAAGCATTTTTCCGCAAATTCATCGGGGTTCAAAAGGTGTTGTTCATTCTGTTGAACCGCTTGAAGTTCTGTTTCATGAAATCAACCTAATTGTTCCGGTTGAACCAGGGGAGATTGAACCGCAATGAACCATTACATCACCATCAGACGCGGTAAAAAATCACATGTGATTGCAGGACCGTTTGAAACCCTGCAAACCGCAAAGCTGATGCGGTTTAAATATTTTTTCACCGTTTATGATCGGCTATGTGATGAAACGCCAGAACGTTTAACAATCAATCAT